CGTCATACAAGTTTTCTGGCGCTCCGTCTTCCGGGTCGTCTTCTTCGTAATTGTTAACTTCAGATTGCAAAGCCTCCAACACCTTCACCATGTCTTCTTTGCTTATGGGTGCTGGGCGTAAAAATAATTTCTGCCCGTGCGCGAGCACACCTTTTTCGATTTCAGTAATGCTAATGCTGCGACCGTGCTCATGCACCTCTGCAACCGGCTCTTGCGAGTTTGGTTTGAGTGACTTAAGAATGCGCAAAATATCTCGATTGGCAAAAGTTCCATGCAGTTCGTCGTATTGCGCCTGCGTCAGTGTGTAAGTAGTCATTTTGGCTCCTTCAGTCTTTGCCGCGTGGCGCACTCTGCATTCGCTTTGTCCAACAAACGGTCGACCTCGCGTTCAACTTGCTTGTCTCTTGCATCTATGTCGCGCATATAAGCGTCGAACCAACGGCTACTTGCATGCCATGCAACGACCACTGCAAAGACAACAACGAGCACAGCTAAGATCAAATCGATCATGGTTTACCTTTTCCTTTCGTTGGATAGTGAGCAGGCAACGGGTCGCTTGCGGGTTTCTTTTCTTCGGGGTTAGTCACTAGCATATAACCCATAGCAACAAACGCAATGACGTAGATAGTTTTCACAGTTCACGCTCCAAATCATCATCGCGGCGACGATCATTCATTTCCTCGGCAATTTCGGATACACGATCTTCAATTTCATCTTCGGTGTAACCCTCGTTGAGCAAGTGGTGTTTGAGTAGACGCTCGTTCATGCTGCACCCCCAAGGAAGTCAGGCATTGGTTCATCAAACGCAGAGATTACTTCCGCACGTTCACGCGCATCACGCAGCGCACAGTAGCGTTGGTGCAGTCGAACGGCAATGTCTTTGTTGAATGTGATTGCGAGGTTGCGAGACAGTGCTCGCTTAAGTTCTTCCTCAGTCAACTCACGAAGGTTCTTGTTCAGCACCTTCCAGTTAGCCGTTTTAATGTCAAGTTCATGGTCAGTCAGCATTTCATTTCCTAAGTTGTTTACGATGAATCACAGTGTAATACACTTTTCAAGCAAGTTCAAGTATTTTTTGATTTATTTTCTCGATAGTCTTTTACTGCCCTTCGGATGCCTTGTTGGGTAGTGGCCTTGTCGCTCAACGCTTCTGCTTGGGCTTGGTCTAGTGTGTCCTTACACAAGATACGATGACAGATGACAGGTACACCCTGTCCTTGCCTACGCAGTCGTGCGTTGAACTGCTCGTATAGGTCAAGGCTCCAGTTCAGCCCAAACCATACGAGTGTGTTACCCATTGCTTGTAACCCATCCACGCCATGCCCCATGCTTGCGGCATGACCAATCATCAACTGGCACTTTCCTGTTTTCCAACGGTACATCGCATTGTTGAGTGCGAACTCAGATTTACATTCGGTGAGGTTGATTGGGTCAAGTGCTTTGAACCGCTGCATGATGCGCTCCGCATCGCTACGAAACGCATACGATACGAGCACCGGCTTGCCCTCATTCTCATCAATGATCTCCTCCAGTGCGTCTAGCTTCTCATCGTGTATCGGCTCCCACAGTGGCATACCTGCGACTGGATAGACCGCACCGTTGGAGTATTGAAGGCATTTATTCATGAGTGATGCTTGGTTGAACATCTCAAGCTCTGTACCGTTGTCCAAGCGCAAGAAAAACTCTTTCTCCATCTGCTCGTACTTGGCGCGTACCTCATCGCTCATGTCCACCACAACGTCATTGACGATGAGATCGGGCAGTGGGTTGTAGTCCTCTGCGCTCATTTCAAGTGTTATGTCACCGACAAGATTTTTGATTGTGGTTTCGGTATCGTCGAATGGTACTTCCTTAAACGGCCCTACCTTGCGATAGAAACGGGTCTTAAACGCTGTCTTGGAACGACCTAGGCGCTGACCCCCATCGAGTACAAGGAACTGCCCATGCAGGTCTTTGTATCCGTTGGATGCGGGTGTACCAGTCAGCCCAGTGCGCCATTTGAAATGGTCAATCACCTTCATGAGCGACTTCACCCTATCGGTGGTGCTGTTCTTGCATTTGCTGATCTCATCGAACACGATGCCGTTGAATGGTACTTCCTTCTTTTTGGATATGAAGTAGGTGTGCAATGTCTCAGCAAGCCATCCTAGGTTCTCATAGTTAATGAGAAAAATGTCAGTGTTGGGACGCATGAGGGCGCGTGTACGCTGGTCGCGTGTGCCCGTAACCATGCTGAACCGCAAGCCTTTGGTGTGCTGCCACTTTGCGGCCTCTTGTCTCCACACAAGGCGACATACACGTATGGGAGCTACGATGACCACAGCGTTTAGGTAGTTGACACTCAGCATATGCGCGATGCTGGTGAGCGTTACCGCAGTCTTTCCCAAGCCGGGATCAAGCCATAGCGCGCTATGAGGTCTGGCACATTGCCAATTCACGGCTCGCTGCTGGTAAGCGTGGAGGTCAGATGGTGTGCGCATCAATCAATTCCTTAGCCAAGATGGTAAACGCTGTTGCGACTTGGAGGGGGACTTGACCGTTTCCGATTGCTCTAAGGCGGTGTACCCTATGGGCCACCCCATCATCCACTCCGTAAATTGAGGGTTTATTTTTCCACCAAGAACCCATCCCAATGGTGGGCTTTGTCTCCGACCCTCTCCCGGGTAACCCCCCTCCTGACCGTTGTGCCGTGTTGGTGTAGGCAAGTAAGAACCATCTGTCCCTGTGGTGATTCGCCCCGATATCCGATGCGCGTATGCATAACCATCTTGTGTCATACCCCAAGAAGGCCAAGTCTTTGAGTACCGTGTCAAGTCCGTTGCTCTTAATTGCGGCGACATTTTCCAAGAATAGGAATCGCGGTTTAACGATGCCAGCAATACGCAAGACTTCTCTGTAAAGCCCGCTTCTGGTTCCTTCAGAAACTCCCGCCTGCTTTCCAGCAATGCTAATGTCTTGACAAGGGAATCCTGCATGAATGCAGTCCACGCTGCCGGTGTACTCGGATGGATTGAACAATCTAACGTCCCCTTCCCACACATGCAGGCCGGGGAACCATCCGTCTGCTGCTCGCTCTCTGAGGACTCGGCAGGCATAGGGTTCCCATTCAACTGCAACCACTGGGGCATGTCCGAGGATGAGGTCAGCAAGGAGTCCACCCCCAGCACCGGCAAATAAGTGCATGGTTCGCATTTTTCAGATTCCGTGAGCATCAATCAATTCCTTACCTGCTTCCACCGAGTCAACCACATAGACAAGACAGTTCTGCTTGCGCAGCTTGTCATGCTCGCGCAACTGTCCCGCAGTGGGTTTTGCTCCGTTGCGTTTGAACTCGACAAATATCACCTGACCATCGGGACGTATGAATATTTGGTCAGGTACAAATGAGTGACCGGGTGAAGTCCACTTGCGGGTCAACCACCCCTTTGATTCAGCGTATGCTTTGACTCGCTTTTCAATGTCGCGTTCAAGTAGGTTTGCCATTGCGTGTCTCCAGTTCAATCAATAGCTCAACATAGTGGATGACTTTTTTCAAATCCTCGACTCCGTTCTTGTCTCTCCATCGCGTGATGTACTTCACAACATTCCCTTCAATGAATGGAATGTTGTTTGCGTGGATGTACTCAATGGGTTGAATGGAACACTTCATGTAGTGATTCCCGCCTGTCTGTTTCTCTAGTGCGCTCATTTGAACTCCTTTGTTAATTTCAAAACTTCTCTCAGGTAATACTGGTAGTCGATGGGTAACGTAGCGTCACGTATGTCATTGCACACACAGACGGTAAACCCTGCAACTTGGTTGAAGTACCTCCATGCTGTTGGAGCCTTCGGTAACGGTTTCATTTTCTTGACCAGTGACACACCACCCTCACTGACGTAGTAGCGCGTGGTGTTGGGTAACTCAACGTCATAGGTGTCAGCCTTGCCAATCAGGCATGCATTGCGAGGTATCTTGATACGCGCCATGAAATCCATCTTGTCAGGCCAGTTGAGCAGTAACTCCATTGGGTCAGCACCCTCGACCAGCACCTTTTCAGCGACCTTGGCAACAACCAACTCACTGGCGTTCTTGTGCCAGTCCAGTTCGTACTCATAGCGACCCTTGCGCTTCACTTCTCCGTCTGGTTTGATTGCGATATAGCTGTTCACATCGGCTATTGCCATCTTGGTGTACTCGACTTCCTCCAATGACAACTTGGTTAGTTTTTCCCATTTTTTATACACGTCACGGACAACCTGTACAGAATCTCTACGAATCTGCATCGTGATACCGTCAGTGTTCGCTTGGATAATGTTCGCACCAACGGTCATCAACCACTCAGCTAGCATGGCCAGCATCAACTGCCCACCAATGGTGATCTTCATGGTGAACAGTGGGTCATAGAACACGCTGTATGCGTCATTGGATGCACCGTATGTACCGTTGAGGGCCAGCTTCAACGCTTCGTTCTCCAGTGACCCCTTTTTGTACCCGATGCGCTGTGTGCGAAGTGTGCGGTACACATCGACGAACCGTGGGCCTAGGTGCTCCGGGTAGTAGCCGTGTTCAATAGCAATCGAGGGGTACAGTGATGTAACGTCAACGTCAAGAATCATGTACTCACTGTCGGACTCAAACACTTTGTTGGACACTGATGCATGGATGCCACCAGTACCAAAAAAGAACTCTAATCCTCCGACAGTTGCGCTCACATCCTCAAACGCACCCTTGGTCACAGTGATGACCTGCTGATGCATCCACTCATGGATTCGTTTGAACTCAGGGTCAGCGAACGTGATGAATGGTGGGATGCAATCCTTGAGTGCAATCGACGTGCGTGGTGTCTGCGCTGGTTGGCGACCTGACGGGCCATACTTGTACAACTGCACCCCGGCTCGCTCAAGCTCCATTTGGAAAATCTCTTTGCCGATCTTCACGCTGTTGTGGTTCATGAAGTCACGACCATGTTTGACGGTCAGCGACTCACGGAACTCGATGGCCTTTTTGGACACATGATAGAACCGCTTGGTAGCCGATACGTCATGTGCGTTGTACTGCTTGAGTGTCTGTGTCTGCTCTTGGTTGAGCACTGTACCAACAGGAAACGGCAAGTCGCTCACATTGTCCAAACGCATGGCGAACTCGAGAGCCTTCAATCCTGTAGCGCGAGCCTTGTTGTCGAAGTGGTGTATCTTGTAAAGGTCAATCTGCTCAACGTATCGCTCACTCGGATAGACCATGTGCTGCCACTTGTCGAAGTCTTGCGACTGGATAATCTCTTGACACTTAGCATACAGTGTCGCAGCAGTGGTGTGCGGATTCTTCAATAGATCGTGCAGAATCGGGTAGTCAAAGCCAATGTTGTTAAACCCGACAGTCTGCATCTTGTGTGAGCGCAACCACATGACCCAATCCACGATAGCCTTGTAGTCGTTCCTCCAAGGGCTTATCTCGAAGCACCATGTCAACGGGTAGTCAACGTGCTCGGCAGCAAGCGTGAACACGTTAGGGTATGTCTCAACGTCATAGACGATACGATCAGGCAAAACATTCTCCTGTCCATTGAAGGACTTGGTGTTTCAAAAGGAAAAGGTGGTGGGGTAATCGGTACTTTAGCTGTACCAGATTAATTGATACCCGATTACCCCACCGAATCGCTTACATGAAGCTAGGCATTCCCGGAACAGCAGGGAATGGTGCAGCAGGCATCGCAGCAGCGGGTGCGGCTGGTGCAGCACTCACAGCACCGAACACACCAGTTAGATCAATGGAACCGCCACCAAATGCGTCACCGTCTTTGGCGAACTGGATAGCCACCAAGTCACAGCGTACACCACGCCCATGAGTGTTCTCTTGCAACCAAGGGCGAACAGCAGCATTGACGTAGCAGCCACCATAGATGCTTCGAGCAATGGCTTGGTAAGCCATGCTGTTGGACGCATCGACAGGGGAACCGTTTGGCTGAATCATCTGGGGTTGACGATTACTGATTGCACTGATGTACGCATTACCGTCATAGCCATCGTAAGGCAACAGAGTGGTCTTGTTGATCTTCTCAGTTCCCATACCATAGCAGCGCGACTTGCGATCATTTTGAATCATTTGCATGATTGTCTGAGCGCGTTCTTTCCACTTTTCAGTAGCCAGTGTCATGTATTGCTGCATGAACTGCTTGAACACCGGGGAGTCAGCAGGCATGATAAGGTCAGCAGACCATGCAGTACGCACTTCACCTTTTTCATTGGTTGTTTTCTTGGGTTCAGCAAGTTGAGGGAAAGACACACGAACATTGGACAAGTAAATAATTTCAGACATAAAAACTCCTAAGTTAAGAAAGATGGCAATTCACTTTTAACAGCCGTGAACATGGCTGCGGCAGACAGTGTAACAGCAGGTCGCGGGTCTGCACAAGCCACGATCTGAATTTTTCCGTCACTCTTTTTAATGCACGTATCCTGCAACTGTTGCAGCTTGGCGGGAGTGACTTGACACACCGTACCGTCACGCTTAGTCCAACGCACCTTTTCAATCTGTGCAGGGCTAATGATGGTGGTCTTGAACATTGCGCTTTTGGGAATACCCGCAGCCTTTAAGTGTGTCTCCATCACCTCATCGTCATGCATCCAGCTACGACTACCTCGACCACGCACAGCTTTCAACCCGTCAATCTCTTGACCAGCTTCAAACCGACGCAGCGCCTCAGTCTCAGCGGCCTCGATCATTTGACGCAGCAGTGGTGCAGCCTCAAGCACCTCACGCAACTGCTTGTCAGTCATCGTGGCGGGTTCTTTGGTCGCAGTCTGCTCCACCACATTGAGGTTCGCAAAGGTGATACCAGCGTTGGACAACGCAGCAGTGGTACGTGCTGTGCAAGCCCCGCCGTGTGCGCAATACTTACATTGCGATTCGCCCGGTACAAACGGTGCGTTAGGGTCATCTGTGGCAGCACCCTCTGCGATGAGTTTATCCTTAATGACCATAAGTTCACCGAGGGTATAGGTGTGTGAGTCGATGCCCGTCATACCCTTGAGTCGCAGTTTCGGTTGAATGATGGTGCAGGTCACGTACATTGGAGCCAACTTACCCTGCGACTGCATCTCAGCAATCGCACCAATGGCATACTGCTCCATCTGGTGATTGCCCTTGGCCTCCACCGGGTTCATACCGTCCTTGTAGTCAATGATTTCAAGGTTGTCGTCGGTCACTACCTGAATGTCCACTGTACCGGACATATCGTCACGACCCACCAGTGTAGCAGGGTTGACTCGTCGTTCGGACAAGACAGTTCCCACACACCCGCTAATGTAGTCAAGCGCGAACTGCACACGCTCGGCGCGTTCAGCATCCACTTTGAACTCACCCTCATGGTCAGTGAGGGTCTGTCCAATCAGGTCGGAAGCAGCCAAGCCGTTGTTAATGCAATGTTCAAGCAGCGTGTGCGAATGTGTACCGTCAATGGCGGCAGGCCCACTTGGTTTGTCGGGATACTTCGCTTCCTCACGCACACTCGCGGGGCATACACCCCAACGGTGACGTGCAGAAGGTGACAGTTTCGAGTGGGCTGTCATGGTGTCTCCTTCACAAACACACCGTTGGGTAGCAGAGTACCCTTGCGGTCTTTGATCGTTTCGTATGCACCATTGAGGCATTCGACAATATCGATCTCACGCAACGCACAGTAGTTGATTAAGCACACCAAAGCATCACCCACAGCGTCTTTGATTTCCAATGTGTCGCCGGTATTCTCAGCATCACACAGTTCGCCCATTTCAGACAATGCTTTAAGCAACTGGCTATGAGGCTTGCTGTTGGGGATGATGCGACGATCAGAAGCCCACTGCACCACATCTACCTTGAGTTGTTCAAATGTTTTCATTACAGTGCCTCAATTCCTGCTTTGAGTTCACCCCAACGTGCCGGGTCAACATCGTTGATATTGGCATACCCCATTGTGGTTAGTACACCTTGAATCAGAGCACCCTTCTCAGCACCCAGTGCGCGGTACTTAGCGATCACAAAATCAGTCATCTCCTGCTTGGACGCAAACACTGCGGTAGCAACTGGAGCAGGTGTTACTACGGGAGCAACAACAGGTGCTACAGGTGCTGTTATGGGGAATGGTGCAGCAGGCATCGCAGCAGCGGGTGCTGCAACTGGTGCTACAGGCGTAACTACTGGGGCGGCAAGCGTTGGTGCTACTACCGCTGGTGCTTGTAAGGCAACTGGTGTATGCTTCGCCCCCTCGGATAAAGATTTGGCAATAGATTCCAAAGCTACAGCAATACGGGTCAGGTCAGATTCGATCATATAGAGATTCCTTTACTTCTTTCGGTGGTTGAATAGTCAAACGGGATTCGACAAATGCGGCTACTAACTCTCGCAACACCTCAGACGTACCGCCGTAGCGGTTCGACTTTCGGATGAATGCCTGACGCAGTGAGGGAGCCAACCTCACTGCTACAGTTGGGGACAAACCTTTTTTCATATTTCTCACAAAGTTGTTTACGAATGTTCGACAGTGTAGTACACTTTCCATCGCTTCGCAACAATTTTATAAAAATATTTTTCACATGAACACAAACACCGTTCTGAGCCTGCCCACTAGCTTCGACGCATACATACGTCATGGGTGGAGACTTGTGGCTATACCTCCCGGCTCCAAAGGTCCCAAGACAATGGGGTGGAATAAGCGAGAGAACACCATCGCAGACAGCACCGCCATACCCGACGGTTATGGAGTGGGTCTAGCTCATGCCTATAGTGGCACGATGGCGCTGGACATAGACAACTGGCAGCACGCCTCCATGCTACTCGCACAGCGTGGCATCGACCTCAAGGCACTCTATGACGCAGCCGATGCCGTGACTATAGAGAGTGGTCGTGAGGGTAGAGGTAAGCTGATCTACTCCATGCCGTTCGGTATGACCATGCCCACCAAGCGTATCAATTACCAAGCTGTCGATGGCAGTCAGGCAGTGGCTTATGAGCTACGCTGCTCTACGGTGGACGGTCACACGGCACAGGATGTAATGCCACCTAGCATACACCCCATGACCCAGCAGCCCTACCGTTGGGGTGGTCGTGGCCACTGGTCACGTTTACCCACTTTGCCCGTTGAGTTGCTGACAATCTGGCAAGAACTCACAAACAAAGACACACAACGCACGATCAAGACAGATACCGTCGATGCGTCAGCCGATGACCTACGCGCTGCTCTACTGCACATAGATCCGTCCTGCACCCGCGAGCAGTGGGTGTCTATCGGCATGGCGCTGCACTCTACGGGTAAACCCGAGCTTATAGAGCTATGGGACGAGTGGAGCCAGCAGTCTGCGGATAAATACCAAGGGCGGCGGGACATAGAGGCTTGCTGGAGGTCGTTTAAGCAGGACGGTAGCATTACCATAGGGACGCTGTTCCATTACGCATACAAAGCAGGTTATGTGCGACCCATACCCGCAGAAGTATCGGCGCTGTTCAAAGACGTTACACCCGAAGCACCCGAGCGAGTAGGTAAAAACCCTAGTTTTTTTCCTTCACCCCCCTTAGCTGATCTTGACCTCTTTCCAGAGGTGCTAAGGCGCAGGGTCAAAGAGGTATCGGAATCTATCGGATGCGACCCTATGGTGCCTTTTATGGCAGGCTTGGCAGCAGTGTCTGCGGTAGCCGATGCGCGGTCTAGGCTTGAGATTGTGGAGGGCTTCAAAGTACCTCCGGTACTCTGGACTATCACCATAGGCGACCCGTCTGGTAAAAAATCCCCGGGTGCTGAGGTCATGCTGTCTGCACTGCGCCAGATCGAGCGCGAGGACTACCCACGATACCAGCAAGACCTATTGCGCTGGGAGGCCGTGAACGCGGCTCATGCTGCCTCTATGACAGCCTATACCAAAGAGGCATCGAAGCCAGAAAATAGCCTAGGCGGTAACGTGGACTTTAGCGCATTGCCTCCGGTCATATCAGCACCAGATTGGAAGCCATCACTGGCCCGCCTGATATGCAGCGACATCACCAGTCAGAAACTCATGCGTATAGTCGCCAATCAGCAGCGCGGCGTGGCGGTGGTGCTCGATGAGATGGGCGACTGGTGCAAAAAAGTTACAGACCCCCGCAGTGGTGAAAACAAGAGCGCGTGGACTGCCAGCTATAACGCTGGCTATGAGGTCATAGACCGAGTGGGCGAACAAGCATCTATACCGATTGACAATTATGCCGTGTCGATTTTTGGAAACCTACAACCCCAGCTTTTTAGAAAATATGCGGGAATGATGGGCGAGGACGGACTGCTCCAGCGGTTTATACCTGCCGTATTGGCTGACGATAGATCAGAGCTATCACAACCAATTCCCGATATGTTTACCAATAGAGGGGAGTGGGAAAACCTGCTCCGAAAAATATACGCAACTCCGACTATGACCTATAGGCTTACATCCGACGCATACAAAATCTATCGGGACTTTCAGATATGGCACGACCAGTTCAGACAGGATGAGCGCACAGTGCGAGCCAGTGGGAGCTACTTACAGGCTATAGGCAAGCTAGAAGGCACTGCGGGAAGGATAGCCCTGATTATGCATTTAATGCATGAACCCGGACTCCAAACTATAGGACTTCAAACTATGCAAAATGCCATTCATTTTATTAAGGGCTACCTGATTCCCGCCTATAAGTTCACGCTGGGTGACACTGGTGGGCTTACTGTCAACACTATGAATCACCGGGTCATGGAGTACGTGCTAGAACACGCTGAAAAGGTAGAGATGACAGTGCATGACGTGAAAATGGGGCTGCGCCGCTACACCGAAGATATACCGCTAATGCAGCGTAACCTACTGGTGCATGATGCTATGGCGATGCTGCAAGATATGGGTTGGGTTACTTGCCTGAATGACCATTACACCAAAGGGTCATGGTTGATTAACGATAAAGTGAAAACCATATTCAAAGATCGACGTATTAGCTTGATACGTGCGCGCCAAAGGTTGAAGGATATTTTTGCAGAATACGCCGAGAAAGAGTTAGGGCGTGAGATCAAGCGAGGGCGCAACGCAAAGTATGCGTATCTGCTTGAAGATGAAGATAAAAACCAATGAGAAAAGCCCCGCAATGGGGCTTTTTAGTTTGTCCGGTGGTGCGGGTTAGTCGCTCGACACTATCAGCATTATTAATAGGTTAGCTTGTGCATCCCTAGCAGCAGCCCTAGCAGCATCCCAAGCAGCATCCCAAGTAGCCCCAGCAGCAGCCCCAGCAGCATCCCAAGCAGCATCCCAAGCAGCCCTAGCAGCAGCCCCAGCAGCCCAAGCATCCCAAGCATCCCTAGCAGCATCCCAAGCATCTATTAACTGTTCGCCGG